TTACCGACGTCCAAATAGTCAATGTCTAAGCCAATTAAAAATAAGTCGAGTGCTGCTATTTTATATTGATTCAAAGATGTTTTTTGATTAGCAAGCCATTCTTGACCTTTTCTTAATAAGTTGTTTGAGTCAGTAACATCATCCCAAGTTACCGCCCCACCTTGTATACCAAACTCCTTTTTTAATGCTTCATTGTCGATATAAGGTACTCCATTATTTACTGATTCTATGGTAAGCCTCGCTTCGGACGCGTCTGTTGCTTGTTCGTCTTCACTTTCTATGCGTGTACCCAATGGTGTAAGCCTGGTAATAATATCGGTAGGATCTACATCAACGCTCATGCTTAGCAGGTTTTTGGCAAGTTTAATTTCAGTACTTTTGTCTTCGCCAACTCTTTCCAAGTAATCTAAAAAGCGGACCCCGTTTTCCTTACGAATTTGGAGTTCGCCACCTAGTCTATCAAGCAACTTTTCTTTGATAGTTTCAAATGTACTTTTTTCTGCTGATGTATATAGATAAACATAATCATTCGGATCCACAACTGTTACGTTTCCGACTTGGAATTGTTTATATCCTTCCACTTGGCTATTATGATAGGTTAATAGTTCAGTAAGTAATTCCTTTGGACTTCCCCTAAATTCTCTGTGTTTTTGTACACTATCATGTAAATAGCCAAGTTCTCCCTCGCATTCGTATGATTCATCTAATAAACCGTTAGAGTCCATATTTTTTGATGGTCCCAAAACACGACCTTCAAACTCATATTTACCAGTTTTCAAATTAAGGATATTTATTAATGTCTTTAATGGCTTAATTTTCCCGTATGCTGGATTGTTTAAATAAAATCCAAAATTAAAAGTATCAATTTTATTAATTTCTTTTTTGATGGTACCAACCGGCAACTTTAAATCATTAACGTAGGGACTATGAATAACCGTTGACACTCCGTCATTTATAATTGTTACTTTGTACAAACTAGATCAACTCCTTAAAAAATTTAAAGGAGATTGCACCATTGCCGATTATTTTTACTGTATTTTCCCCGTTTCTTAACATAAAATCTTGGTCTTTTGTTGTTCCTTGTGCAACTGTGTACGATATTCCATCTTTTATAATTGTCATTTGAGATGAGCAGGTTATTTCTGGAATCACATCGGGTGTACCGGCATTAATGAGTATAACTTCTAGCTCCCCATTTACAGTAAAGCTTGTTTTTTGCGCAACGTCTAACTCAAAATTAAAACTATCCCAGATATCGTTCCCTTCTGGTAATTCAGCAATCATAAATGGATAAGCCTTAAATGTACATGTTAAAACTCCATCTGCCCAGTTCTCTGAAAACGATGTACTTCCTTCAATTTCGGCTAAAAAATAATAGCCCGGATAAGCGTCATCATATAATGGTTGCTTTCCATGACTATTCATGAGCCAATTGAGTATTTTTGTTTTCTTGGTAATCATTCGCTCTTTTGTCGCATCTTGAATATTAAAAGGATATTTTAATGTTCTTGGCTCATATGCTTGGGTTCCATACACCTCACTGAAGTCATATTCAATATTTGAAAAAGGAACAGTAACAAGAATTTTTTTCTTACTTGGTAAACCTATTTCTCGTCCAGGTGCCATTGTTATTCCTAAATCGGTGTAAGAGTGCTTGCCTAAGTATTTAATTCCATACATCACGTAGCAAGCCCCCTGTCAATCTTTCTAATTTTCACTCCACCTTCTTGGTCAGAAACATCACCAATGACCTGTCCTAAAACTTTATCATTTAACATCAGTACAATTGGTCTATTCGATTGGTTCGAATTCATTGTTGCAGCTATACCTCTACCAATAGCATTAAGGTTTTCTTCATTCAATGGCAATATAGCTTCTGGACCTGCTTCACCACCTGCCATAAGGTTTCTTCCATTCATCCCAAAAATGGTAGGAGTTGTCATAATACCGCCATCCGCATACCAGTCTACACTTAATTTTGGTACAGACGGTGGCTTTAGGCTAAATTCACCTTTCAAACTAAAATGAGGTAGTTTTGGCATTTCTATTTTTGGTAACTTCAACTTCAATCCAGAAAAGAACCCTTTGATTTTATCAACAATCCCACTAATTTTATCTCTAGCTGCTTCTATAGGGGCTACTATTTTTTCCTTGGCTGTCTGCATAGCGTTAGCAGCTTTGTCGCGTAACTCGTTAAATTTATTTACTGCCCCGTCTTTGAGTTCGTTTACTTTATTTACAAATCCATTTTTCAATTCAGTTATTTTATTTACAACATTATCTTTCAATTCTCCAGCTTTTGCCTTAATAGTGTCCCAGTTTTGCCATAACAAGACACCTATTGCAATCAGTGCACCAATAGCAACAACTACTATTCCAATTGGACTAGTTAAAAAAGCCATTGTTGTTCCTAGTACTTTCCCTGCTGCATCCATTGCATACATACTTACAATTGCTATGGTTTCTGCTGCACTTTTAGCGTGTAAAGCTAAAGTATATATGCCAAATGCCGCGGCAGCACCAGATACACCTGCAATTAATGGCAAGATTGCATTTAAGAAGTTTGTTGTATCTGTAGCTAATTTATTAAAGTCAATCGCTAAGATATCATCTTTTAAATTCCCCATCTTTTCGACAAAAGTATCAATCACACCACTGTTACTAACCTTGTCAAAAAATCCTTGAACCTTATCAGCAATCTCCTGAAAAATATCCCTTAATGATGTAAAAGCTGTAGAACTTGTAATGTCATCTCTTAAATTTCCGAGCCATCCTTGAAAATCTTGAACTTTTTGCCCGGCATTTTGTAGCCAATTTGTTGTGTTTTTTAATCCACTTATTGCTTTATCTAGAATAGGAGCACCAACAATATTTTTAAAGTCTGTCCAAGCTTGTTTTAAGTTTCCTAATTGGTTCTCCCATGAATCAGATTCTCTAGCTGCTTGCCCTAATGCTCCAGCTGCTGCATTTCCTTCCTCAACCATCCGCAATAAAGTTAACTGTTTTTGAGCTTCGTTTAATTCGTTAAATGATTTTCCGTATAACTTGTTTGCCATTGCATTTCTGGTTGTTTCTGTTGCGGATATACCTAATGCAGCATCATTCTCATAATTACCTTTTAGAAAAGATTGTAAGCTCTCTGTTACTGATTCAATTGATTTGTCGTAAAAGGCTGCACTATCTGCCGCGGCCATTGTTGCACGTTCTGATAGAGATAATGCAGAAGCTGTATCCATACCCGTTGTTTTAGCAAATGCTGCCATTTGTGTGAATGTAGGCTTTAACCTATTAGGTAACATTCCGGTAGTCTTAGAAATAGAATCTAATGAATTTTGCGCTTGCCCCCTTAAATCATCAAACACTTGGTCAAATTGTGCTTGTATAGCCTTCGCGCTTGCTGCAGCTTCGATAGATGCTTTACCAAAATTAACTAATTTATCAACTGCAAAATAAGTCCCTATTGCAATAGCGGCTTTTTTGAAAAAACCTGTAATTTTGCTACCAGCGTCTTTAGCCTTACCAACAGTACCATCTATGCCTTTCTCGGCATCCGATGTATCGACACCAATAGTACCAAATAGCTTAAATATTTCATTCATTTACGTTCTCACCACCTTTGTTAACCGGCTTGATAAACTTCATGGCATTATTGATAGCTGCCTGCTCTTCCTCTTTACTTAATAGCTTATTCTTTGGTCTGTACATATCTTTGTAATGCTCTTTCTTGAAGTCTGGGAAACTCTTTTTACTGTACTTGTGTAACCACGTTTCCCAAAGGCTGTCCTCTACATCCTTATCAAATAAATACAAAATATAATCCGCTAAACTTGCTAACGAATGAGTTCTTAGTAAGGATAACGGATCTCCATATCGTTTAAACAAAATGTCTTTTAATTTAAACTCCATATTCTCATTTTGGTTTACAGTAAGGAGGCGATAGATGTAAAAAAATCCTTTAATTCAGGTTTTTTAAAGAAATTAATTAATAATGCTGTATAATCTTTTAATCCTAGCTTTTTAATCTCATTAACGTTTACACCACATAAATCAGCAAGTAGAGCATTAATATCATTCTTTACAGAACCAATATTTTTGAGAACGGTCTGTAATAAATTAGCTGTGGCCTCCATGCCACGTTTTTCAGCATCAACTTCACTATCAGTAACTGCATTTCTCTCAAACATCTTCACAAAATCGTCTTTAATATCCAACTTTCCAACAATAGAAAGAAGGGTAAACAGATCGTCACCCCTCAACTCTCTCATTTCATAATTCATCTATTATCCTCCTTATGCACCAGTTGTTTCACCAGGATACAATATTTTCCATGGGAATGTTTCTGCTTCTAATTGTTCAGGAGTTGCATGTGCTTCATATGTTTGTTCTACGACGGCCTCGTTATTGTCTTCCGTACCTAATTCAAGGCCTGAAGTGCATAACACGTTATCAAGAATGGCGATAATCGGCTTGTTTGTTCCACTTAATCGACCAACAACCGCCATATTAGAAATATAATCTGTATCATCAACATTTAATTTTGATTCAATTACTTTATATCCAGCAGGTGCTTCCTCTGCAGTAGCATCTCTGATTAATCCATTCAGTGATTTGCGAATATTTTCAGCCGTCAATTCTTTCATATTTGCGGTGATAGTCGCATTAGCTGATTCAAGGACCTTATTTCCCTTCACTTTCATTTTTGTTGCCCCATCAACTTCAATATCCCTGTATGATTGTTCAATAGTTAATGTAACACCGCCAGATGTTGCCCCCTGTAATGTTCCTGTAAAATCCCCACTTTCGCTGTCAAAAGTGACATTTGTATAAACAACGCCCGCGTCAATAATGTAATTCTTTGCGGTAGTGCTTGAATATCCCGATTTCTTTAATACCATTATTTATTCCTCCAATCTACCTTGCAGTAAATCTGTAAATTTCTCCGTTTAATCAAATCGTCACCGGTTGAAATCTTTGTAGACCTCAAAAAGTTAAAACGCATTAATACATCATCTGTTAAAATTATTAAATCCTTAAAATGTGCTTTTATATTACTTTCCAACTGAAATATATTTGTATAGCTTGAATTATTGTCGAAAATATCAACATCAATATCAAAGCCTTCAACATTAGGCTCAATTGCTTCAGCGTCAAAATCAAATGTTAGGTATGGATAAGTAACGTTTGATTTTCGATTCTTCTCATGAAAACTTTCTGGTGTAACTGCTCTAAACTGTTTTGTTAACTCTTGTACAAATTCAATCATTACCTTTAACCCCCTTGAAAGAGGTTTTAAATTTATCGCCAATTATTTTTATCACTTGCTTTTTATTACTTCTAAATGCTGGCCTTAAAAATGGTTGTGGATCTTGCCCCCAAGTAAAGAACCATTCACCCGATGGATCCTGATAGACCCATCCACCTTTACGACCTGCCCCATTCTCCGCGAACTCACCAGTCCCATACTCTACATATATGGCATACATCAAAGGAGAACCGACTTGACCAACAATTTTTCCATTTTGTTCAAATACTTTATGATTGATTTTATCTCTTAATTCCGCGGTATTACCAACCGGCGCCAGTGCTTTGGCTTGTCCTTCAACTAAAAGGCAAGCACTTTCCATTGATTTTGTTGCTGCAAGTTTAAGTGCTTTTTTTACGACTCCGGAATTATCTTCAAATTTCATTCAAAACACCGCCAAACTTGCAGTAAATTTCATTATGATGTTGCATTCCCATTGGATCATCACTGTAGGTAATCGTGTAAAATCGCTTATTTAAGTCAACTACGCGCATTTTATCTGTGATACCTTCTGTAAATACCGGAATAATCAAAAGATGTGTTGATTGCTCAATTACAGCGTTTTGAACAGTATTTAGGTCAGTTCCGGTTACTAAGTCGAGATAACCTTGAACTTCTTTAAACAAGGTCCAGTCCTCAATATATCCGCCAATTCCATCATCAATTTGTGTCAATTGTTGTATTTGAAAAGTGTTCATTATCCCCACCTCATTTTCTCATACTTCTTGAGGAAGGAAAGTAAAGCTGATGGATATCCGTCAGTGTTTTCGGTTGCCGTTACATCATAGTAAGTAGTACTCATACGACTGATGGTTTCTGACTTGATGCCAATCTTCCCAGACATCTTTTTGTCGTACTCAATTAGTTTCTTAACACCGCGTTTTATATCTGGTGGGTACTTAACTAATGTGACCATTAAATTTTTATCGCCTAATTCTTCAATAAATGGCTCACCTTGAACTTTTATTGTGTTCTCGAGTATTTCATCCACAACAAATAAGCCATCGTTAAATGGCGAATAATTAACCTCTACGGTGTCGCCGATTCGAATTCCTTTAATAGGTTCTTTAGTACGAATGGTGTTTGGCGCTTCGATAGAAACATGTTTAAACCGAACATATGTGTTTTGAAAATTATTGTTGGTTAACTCTCTTATACTAGATTCAAAGGCATCTAGGTCATCTTGAGTGATATTTGGATTAATGGATTGTGCTTCTTCAAGAGTAATAATCATTCCATCACCTCATTTCAAAAGAAAAAGAGGGATGTTGATTATCCCTCTTTCTTAGCTGGTTGTTTCTTAACCGTTGCTTTCTTATCTTCTTTTTCGACTTTTTTAAATCCCAACGCTTCTAATTGTCGCGCTTTCACCTCATTATCAGTATAACGAACAACAT